ATGCCAAAACAAGTTATCAGTCTTACAGATAGTCGAATTCGATCCGCGATAAGTTCTCATAAAAAAATGAGCGAAAAAGCAGCAATAAAACTTTCTGATGGTGATGGTTTGTATTTAATTATTGGTAAAAATGGCAGCTCATACTGGAGGTTCGACTACACCCGTCCAATAATTAAAAAAAGAAACAGTATGTCATTTGGCACCTATCCTGAATTGTCACTTGCTGATGCCAGAGATAAAAGAGCTGAGTGCAAAAAGCTTATTGCTCAGAATATTGATCCGTCAGTTGAGAAAAAGCGAGATCAGGAAAATTTACGCTTTTCCAAAAATAATACTTTTAAGGCAATTGCTGAAGAATTTAGAAAGACTGAAGAACTGGAAGAATCTACACAAAGAAGAAATAGTTTTGTTTGGGATAAGCTTTATATGTGCATAGGGAGCACCCCTATTACCGAAATTACAGCCACCCAGATACTTGATGCATGTCGTATATATGAAAGCCAAGGTAAGACTGATTCGGCTCGTAGAATGCGAAGCAAGGCTTCTCAGGTGTTCAGGTATGCAATTGCTCTGGGCTTGTGTCAATTCAATATTGCAGATCAAATATCAGGTATTTTAAAAACAGGTAAGACTAGGCATCGTTCTGCTATCACTGATGCTGAAAAGTTTGGAGCCCTACTAAATGATATTGATAAAACTTGGAACCGTGGCGACATTGTTGTTAATTATGCTCTAAAGATATTGCCCCATGTTTTTGTTCGACCTGGTGAATTGCGACATGCAAAATGGAGTGATGTAAACTTTGATAAAGCCGTCTGGACCTACACCCCACCTAAAACCGAAAATCAAACCGCTTTGGAGCATATTGTTCCGCTATCAACTCAAGTTTTAGCATTCTTTAAAGAATTGCATATTATTACTGGAAACCATAAATATTGTTTTGCTTCTCATCGAACAAAAAATAGTGTTATCAGCGACTCAACAATTAATAAACGTTTAAAGCAGTTTGGTTTTGAAAATGGCGAAACCACAGGCCATGGTATGAGAGCCACAGCACGAACATTGTTAGATGAGGTTCTGCGCTTCCCTATTGAGCGTATAGAGCAGCAATTGGCGCATCAGGTTAAAGACATGCATGGCAGGGCTTACAACCGCACAAAGTACCTAGAAGAGCGCACAGTGATGATGCAGGCATGGTCTGATTATTTAGATTCATTGAAATGATGCAAGACTGGGCTGATATTGTTGATAGTTGGAGAAACAAAAAATGAAAACATGGGTCTACTTCTATATTGAGCACACGATAAAGAACGGGGAGATTTTCAGGAGCTATCCTGGGTGGGCGGTGTGGCATAGTTGTTTTAATACCGTTCATCGACAGAATAAAAATAATCATAAATTTATATTGACGACTAATTATAGTTAGTCTAATATTAACTCATAGACAGAGACAAAGGGTCTCAGTCAAAAAGCAAAGGGCTTTAAAAATGAATACACTTACTCAAACAATGATTGCAAACCTAGAATCAGTTGATTTTCTTAGCAAAATTCAAGCTGCTGAACTCGCACAGCAAGCATTCAAAGATTACAGTAAACGCAGCAAAGCTGCAAAAGCCGTAATGCAGGCGATTTATGACATGACACTTGCAGGCGGTTGCCCGAATGCTGTCTTTAACAGGGTTGAAGAGTTGGTAGCTCACTACTCTAAATAATGAAAAAGGCTCAGAAATGAGCCTACTTTTTTGGAATTTTAAGATGATTAATCAAATCGAGTTACTTAAGAAACTGGGCATTGCTGCATTTGGAAAAACATGGAAAGCCGATCTAGCCGATAGCTTGCCAGTGGCAAGACCGACTATTACAGACTGGATGAGTGGTAAAAAGCCCATTCCAGTTGGTGTATGGTCTGATATTCAACGTATTCTCAATAGCAGATTGCTTGCAATAAAAGGCGGTATTCTTGAGTTGTCTGAACAAAAGCATGTGATTGTGGTTCAAGAGATGCAAAGAAAAGGCAAAGTTGTCATTAATGATGCTTTTGCAGAATACTTAAACGCAATGAGCGATGATCAGATTCAAGCTGCCGCAAAGTCTTATAAATCTGAATATGTGAAATTAAGCAAAGAATATCCAAACGATAGCTTTACAGACATGCGCACTATTAAAGATGCTTTGGATTTTCAAATTTGTGTACGTGACTTGAGCGGCAATCTCGACTTATCCATTGCTGAAGATTGTGCAATTTCATATCAAAACAACTTAAAACTCGCTAAATCTTTCGATCTTGATGAAGAATTTATGATTGAGCGCTTAAAGGAAATTACTGCATAATTTGAAGAACAGCCCTCACTTGAGGGCTGTTTTAATTACACCCAGCTTTTCAGTTTTGCTAATTGCGCTTTCCGATCTTCAAAGCCGTTATAGCCGCCATTAATGCGACGTGTAATCGCTCTTAAATCATCTTGATCTGCTAATGTGTTCAAGCCATTGTCAGACCAAAATTTGCAAGCGACCAATAAGCCGACACTTGGGATTGCTACAATCTCAGGATTGTTTTCAAAGTCTATGCCGAGCTGTTGACCGTATTTGCGATAGTTTGCTCGACCAGTTAATTGAATTGGTCCACGACCTTTATATCGCTTTCCATCCCCTGCCTGTGTATTACCTAAATCCTTTCGCCCCTCATACGCTGCACCAGATGCAATTTCTTCCATATATTTGAAGTTTCCGCTTTCATGTGCAAGTTGCGCTAAGAAGTGAATCAAGCGAAGTGAGTTATCAAGAATGCCATACGTGCGAAAATGAACGTTTGCAGCCAATCCTAATTCCTCAGCGCGTGACTGACTAGCACCAAGCTTTCTAAACACAGCAGTCAAGGTGCCACGCCCGATGATGCCATCGTCATGCACACCAACGGACTTTTGTAGTTTCTTAATATCATTAGTGTTCATTAATTTTCCCCACCTTTAACGCTAACAATCGCAACGAAAGCAGCTTTCACTTCTGCAATGACTTCTGCCAGCGACTTGCCGCGCATGAGCGCAATTGATTGATAAACAATACCGATGACCAGCAATCCGAATACAGCAAACATAAGCATCACAAAGCCTTGCGCCATGTGTGAGTAATTGTTTAATTCGTGGTATTCAATGAATGCAGCACCACCATAAAGGCTGACTGACACACTGAATAAGAACTTGCTAATCACGCCTAAGGAAACTTGTATCTTTCCCTCTTTATCAATATCCCCACTTAGCACAAGAGCAAGAATTGCCCCAACAGTGGCTGGAATCAATTTAATGACCCACGGTAACGTGTTTTCTTGCATGATGATTCCTCTAAATTTTGGTAATAAAACCCTGATCTAATTAAAGATCGGGGTTGTTTTGTTTTTGCTGTGTTACCTACATAGAGGCTAAAATAAACATCATTAATTCATCATATCGGACTGAATATATATTGCCATCCGAACTGGCGATGCTCGATTCACCTTTTTTCCATTCATCAAAGCAAAGGATTCCGTAATCAAAAGCATTCAAGTTAAATTCAGCAAATGCCGCTTCAACCTCTTGAGCAATAACGCCTATATGGTATCGAGCATTTTCCCCTTTATCTGCAACAGCATCTTTAAACTTAAACTTCTTAATTAAAGATTTAAGTTTAAGGGCAACTTTATTTTCCAACTCTGATATGTCTTGTATATTCGTTTTATGTCGAATATCTGATGTTTGAATAACACCGTTTACAGCAAAAATGGCACCCCATCTATTAGATGCTGCGCCTAAATCCAAGCCAGCATCTTGTCGGGGGTAGACAACAGGGGAATAAAAGGCACCGTTGTTTCGTTCAAAAGCAAAACCACCACCACGTGCATTTCTGAAGATCATGTCTCGTTCAAGGTAGTCAATAGCAACATAATCGGTGTTTTTATCAGCTTGTGTACCAAGTATAAGTGACCCAGAACTTGTCTTTAATCTATCAGGGATACCAAGAACATCTGGAACACAAGCAATTTTCGGAACATCGGAAGCAAATAACTCAATGGAGCGATTGCTCACTTTATCCCATGCCAAAAAAGATGGTACTGAGCCATTAGCTGTTACTGCATTAACACTACCCTCAAAAGAGGTAGATGTCTGACCTGCTGTCCCTATCGACGGTAAAGCTGGAGCAATAGGAACGCAATTAATTAACGAAAGTGCGTCACCCAAGTAGCCTTTATCGTCTACATGGTAGAAACGCGTTAAGCTTTCACCAGTCAGACCGAAGAAGTTACAGTTATTCGTGGCGTATGGTGAGTTTTCATTCTGACGACCACGTACTCGAATAACAGTAGGTTCTAGCAAAGGACTAGATTCATAATGTTCAATAAACTCATAAGAGCCGCCAAACACATTTAATCCAGCAATATTATCAAGTAAAAACATACAGTTTCCAACTACGTGCTGGGGATTGTATATATTCCAAATTGTGCTTTGATTGTCGTGAGTTACGCAATAGTCGAACCAAAAAGCAATATTCGTATGATGTATTCTAGGGTTGAATACATCGCCATAATATGAGCCACTTAGAGTGCCACCGTGCATTACACCATCAACCATAGTCCCGCCAATTGACGCAGAAGGTTTAACCCATTGGAAGCCGTAGAATCCGTAGCACAATGGGTTATAGATTTTAAATCTATTTGTTGAAATTCGTGCATTAGCGGGATCGCCTGCTATTTGGTCATTTTCAGCACCTATTCGGTAAGCCCAACAGTTCTGTTTATTTAACCTGTTATCAAATCTAGGGTTTTTAAAAACAACACCCTCGGCTAAAACTTTGAAACAAATTAAGTTGTCAACCTGCGGGACAATTGCAGCATTATTAAAATCTATCTCAAGCCAAACAATTGCGGGTAGTTCAACCCCAAAGTTAGGTATAACCGCACTTCTTGTCAACTTTAAGACGTCTGTTGGTCTAAATTTTATGGCTTTACCAACTTGATAAGCTTCTGATATTAATTGATCCAAAAGATCACTATCAATATCCATGCCATCTCGGTCTGTTCTATGGAAATATGGACTTAAGTTTTCATTTGCTAGAGATATTAAATTGCTATTTATAGTTTGCTGACTCAAGCCACTTTCATCAACAACAAGATGTGCAGACCACCCCTTGTTTTTAAAATCAACAAGAATGAAAGCGCTGTTTCTATTTTTAATCACAATAGAATGCTGTGCTGTTTTTAAATAAACCTTGGTCGGACTACCATTGCGCACAGGGTAACCATTACGTGTACGAATCGGCTGTGCTGCTGGAACTGTAAAATCAGCATCCCAAAACACCTCTATTGGAAATAGCTCTGGGTCTTTTCCATACTCCCCAAAAAACAAGAAACCCGCATCAAGCGGGCTTCCATCAATATCAGCAATGGCTGTGTAGGGTGCTAAAAACATGGTCATAACTATTAACTCCGTGGGTTTAATGCGTCTTCTACACGCTTGCGAATTTTCCGATTTTTAATATGTTTGGTTGAGAGGCGTAATGCACTGGCGACTGGCGCTGGAAAGCCTGACATACCAGATAAAACCAAATCCATTGCAGCTGATAGTGTTGCTGCTGTGTTACTGTGATTGATTGCTGCCGATGCTGGCACAGTGAAGATTGTCTTGGAAATCTCATTTAAGGACCTTAGTTTTTCCGCCCCCTGCTGACCAAAAATAAAATCAAGCTTTCCTGAGTCATCCAGCCTCTTGATTGCTTTATTTAAAGCAGCAGGACTAATCATTTGATTTCCTCTAGCATCTGGAGCAATTCCAGCTGTGGCAGCATTTTTGATTTCCTGAAGCGTTTGCCCCTGAATGTCTTTCCATGCTTGTTTGCCTTCTTCTCCAGAGGTTAATAATGCTCTTCTAGCTACACGCAAATCATCAAGTGAGCCATCATGAACAATCCGCTTCTGAACGTCCTCTAAAGCAACAATGCGGTCACTTGAATTGGCTTTTTTGTTGGTTAGATCATGCATAATTGCAGTATTCTCCCAACGTTTGGCGACTCTTACTCGTTCAGCTCTAGCTGCTCTATAAAGCGCACCTTCAGCTGGTCCAACATGCTCATCAATCATGCCTTTTAAAATTGCAGCTTGACGAATATTGGGAGCTTCCGCATTTACGTTTTGATTAATTTGACTTCGCCATTGCTCCATCTGCTTAATGGTTGGGTTTTTAGAAACAAGGTTGCCATTTGGACCTTTTTCAGCAATACCAAGACTGACTGCTGTCTTTTTGGCTGTTGCTAGAATTGGAGTGGTTGGTAGATCGGGTTGAGCGTTTAAATAATCTAAAACAGTTGTTGGATTACCACCATTGTTAATTGGCGTGGTTAAATCAACAGGGGTTTGCGCTTCAGCTGAATTATCCGCTTTATTGTATGCAACACGAACACGGTTCTTATCGGCTTTCATCTGTTTTTGAAGTGCAGTGTCAACCGCTATACCAGCTTCACGCATATTCGTTGCCAGGCCATCGGTAGACTCAATAAAGTGATCAATGTTTTGCTGAATCACTAAATGCTGATCTTCATAGCGCTGGCGAAGCGGTGCGCCCATCTCGGCATTTTTAGCGGTCTCAACTTCAAACTTTAACTGAGCAGGGTCACGGCTGATCTGACCTCTAGTGAGTTCGGGTGTGAAAGGCAGATCAGCTGCTAAAGCTTGCCGAATAGTCGCCTGATCTACTTGCGCGGCGCCAATGTTTGCAGGCGCTGGACCATTGTTTGCGCTCTCACGATTAAAGATATTTTTGGCTGCTTCCGTAACAGCATTAACTGGACGTTTAGCTTGCTCAACCGCTTGCGCTACAACAGGCTTTGCAGCTTGAGCCACTTCCCTTGCCGCTGTGGTCGCCACTGGTACAGATGCACGCCCTAGAGTTGCAGCAGCAGTACCGATACCACCACCCAAGACAGGCGGCAATGTATCAAGACCAGTATCGTCAATAAACTCACCAACTGCGCCTACAGCACGTTGACCGCCTGCCGTTTTTGGCTCATAGGTTAGAGCATTAGAAAACTGTGTGGCTCGATTCAAGGCATTCTGCGCACCTTGCTGTGTACCAAATGTGCCATCAACAACAGATTCAGCGATGCCATGAAAACCACCCGCAGCCTGACCAATCACACCACCGACTATGCCAGTTGCAACCGTCAAGCCTGCTTCTGTGCCGCCGATAATTTTATCCATTGTGCTTAAAGGCGCTTGTTGTTGTTTTGGTTGTGGTGGCTGATCTTCTCGAATCACGCCATTTCCATCAAAATCAGGTAATCCAGTTGGAGTTGCTTGACTCGCTGGATTTTGTTTATCAAAGGCAGCCAGTAAGCTATTCACACGATTCTGTTTTTGCTGTGGATTAACTTGATTTTTGGTTGTGCTAGACTTGACTTGCTTGTCGTAAGTAGCCACCAATTGATTGATTCTATTTTGCGCTGGCTTGCGATTAGGTGGCATGATTTCACCGACCATAGATTTAGTTTCATTCCATGTCTTTGGGTTGCCGCCTAATTGTCTGTAAAAATCATCTCGATTTTTGTGCCCAGATTTGTACTCAGGATCGTTGTAACGCCACTTGATAAAGTTTGTGCCTAACACCTTGGTTGCTGCGTTGTAATCAACCTCTGGATTAGATAGGAAAGTTTTCTTGGTTGCTGCGTATTCAGGCTTTGTATTGATCTCATGAACAGCATATTTCGCCATTTCATCAAGTGAGTCCTGACTTTGCTGTATCTTACCATCTACATACAAGCCCTTTGATTTAAGTCTTGCAAGTAATGGCGCTTCACGACCATTCTGCCAAGACAGCAAACCAACGTTTGTTTTTTTATTACTGTCGTCGGTGTGAGCGCCAAACACAACACTTGGATCGAAAGAGTTTTCACGCCCCACCTCGGCAGTCATGATGCGCGCCTGATTTTTGCTTAGTCCAGCCTTTTCAAAAGCCTTCATCACACTTTGTTGTAAAGCCATAACTTTTCCTTAGGCAATAAAAAACCTGCCATTGCTGACAGGTTCGGTTTAAACGTATTACGGTTTGTTGGGTAAATTAGGTATTAAAAAACCCGCACTTGGCGGGTTTCTTGGTTATTTTCTCAATCGGCTTGCAGCAGCTTGGATTATATCAGGAAGAACCTCTTTGTTAGGCCCTTCTCGATCACCAACTATCTTTGCAATATTTTCATCGCTTAAAATCCATGAATTATTTGGAATAAACTGAATATGAGGTTTATTTGTGAGGCTATCTATTGTTAATAACATACGATTCATTGATGTCATACGACTAACAACTGCTCTTGTAATAGTCTCTTTGTCAAATATTGGAAAATCTGGAATATTTCCTTTTAGGCGTTTAATCTCACCTTGCAGACTCCATATCCAGTCATGAATTCGGTTTGTAGTATCAGCAGCGAGTAATTCAAAAGCCTTTAGCTCAGGATCAATGTATTCAACTTTTGGCAGATATTCCCCCATTAGCTTATGTACATATTCAACAGCCACAGGAACCAAATCCATAGTTAGCTCATCAACATGGTTGATTCCAAACTTTTGGTGAACCAATTTGTAGGCATCTGAATAGGTCAGTGACTTAGATTTAGCAACCAACATATTCACTGCATCTTTGAGTGGTACTCGATCTTCCTTAGTGGTTTTATCCTCGATCAGGGTTTGCTTTGAGTTTTCAGTAAACAATCTAGCAACCATCGAGTCGTAAGCGCGAATCACCTGTAGATGGAATTTTGCAGAAATCCACATGGCGTAAGCGTAAACCAACTCTTTAGCTGCAAAAGTTCCTACACCATTAAGAGTTTTTAAGCAGCTTCTCATATGTGAGAAGCTAGTTTCCTCTCCCTGTAAATCTGCAGAACTGTCTATCTCTGCTATTAACTCTTGGGTTTGCTCTACGCGTAAGAAGTTAGCAGGCTTGTGTTTAGCCTGATTCCCGCTAGCCTTGTGCAGATCATTCAAGCAATAACGCCCATCTTCATCTTGGCGAATTGAAAAACCACCAATCGTTAAAGGTTTAGCGTTTGGTTTTACTAAATTTTGTGTTAAATTAGACATAGTTACTTCTCATTAGTAATGACATCAATTAAGCCCTTGTTTTCCAGACGGTGGGCTTTTTTGTTGTCTGTTAATTTCATGCTTTCGCACTCTCTTTTTCTCGCTTATCTAACCATTCTTCAATGATCATATTTAGCTGAGCTGTAATAGTTCTGCGATCTTTGATTGTTTCACTCTTAAATCGCTCTAAAGTTTTTTTAGGCATCCGAAAGTTTACCTGTGGGTCTTGTCTTGCCATATTTAACTCCCGCTTAAAGCACCGTGATCACATTAAAGCACAGTGATTTATTGATGTAAAGCACTGTGATGCAATATTATGTTTTTATACCAATACAGGATTCTTTCATACATGGCACGCAATGACCCGCAAATGAATCTCCGCGTACCAATGGAGCTTAAGGAAAGAATAGAAAAAGCCGCGCTAGACAATGGCAGAACTATTACTGCGGAGGCTGTCTATCGCCTAGAGCAATCCTTTGATTCTCCAATGGTATTCGATCCACAAAATGCAAATTTAATCACAACTATTGTTGCTCAAAGCATGCAAACCCTTATTAGTGAATTGAGGTCTGAGGGTGTGGAAAATGATAAGTTGGCTAAAGCTATTAATAATGTGGCCAATAAAAAAGCACCATAGGGTGCTTTTTTTATTGTGTGTATTTAGGCTCTTAATTATCAGTCCTTACATTTTTCATAAGCCCCAGTCTCACCTGTTTTAATGTTTTCCGAGTACTGGACTGCATCGCCATTGGCATTAACTCCAGATCTGCAAACCCAATCTTCGCTATTATTGCATGCGGACAGAGTGGTAAGAATTAACACAAAATAAAAGGTTTTCATTTAGACCTCTGTGTTTCATTATAAGCATCGATTAACCTACTTACTTTGCAGCTTTGCAACATAATGGCTTCGGTAATTGTTTCAGGGGCAATATGCCTAAAGTTATAATCTTCTTTTCCATAAGATGTCTTTACCTCCCCATCGGGACTATAGGAGTATGTTGTTAGTGATAAAAGCCTATATTTTCGGTTTCTGCAATCGTATTCAACTAAGGCTTTAGATTGCACTAATTCACTACCATTTCTTCTCTCAATAGCTTTTATCCAAGATTGCGCACTACCCTTTTGCTCATCTGTTTTAATGGTTTCTAAATCTACAAAATATTCCTCATGATCCCTTGAAGTTGCCACTAATTTCCAGTCTGCCGAGTGAGCCAACAATGGGGAAATAAGAAAAACCAATAGTATTATTTTTATCATGCCACCCTCCTTGCAAATAAGGAGATGGTAGCATGAATCCTGTTTAATCAATACCCAACTGATTAGCAATCTGCTGCATTTCCGCAGGTGAAACGCCACGAGCTTTTGCGGCTTCCACTACCTCAGCAGAATAACCTTTGCCTTTGGTTGCGTAGATTTGAGTTTTCTTGTTTGCTGTTTGAGCCGCTTTGGATAACTGCTTTGCGACTTCAGTCAAGCTTTGCTGCACAGCTTTTGGGTCTTGGTTTGGGTTAATGGATGCAATGGATGCTTTTAATGCATCACCTTCAGATACCGTCAATGCGCCCAATCCACGCATTTGATCAATTTGAGCCAAGAAAATTTTAGCCTTCATGGTTTCAAGTCCTTGATCAAAATTATATTCATCAGTACCAGGGACATTACGCATTGCTCTATTCCAATAGCCACCAGTTGATTCATAAATCGCCTTGGTGTCGTTTGCTAGTTGAGCTGCTAATTTTGCACCTTCCGATGCATTTCTAGCTGCGGTTGCAAGGTTTTCAGCTTTTTCTAATCGCTCTATTCGCTCAATAGGCTTTTCTTTCACATTAAATACGGTTTGTGTAAGCTTTCGCTCCTCCTGATTTAATTTTTCATAGAACTGCTGCTGATCTTGATCAAGCTTCGCATAAAACTGATCGTTTTGAATCTGCATTTTATTCTGTTCAAGAACACGCCCTGTTTGACGATCTTCAACTTGAGATTCAAGGTTGCCAATCTCAGCCTTAGCCTTGTCAGTCTGCGCTTTCTTAAGGTTGATTTCCTCTGGTAGCATCTGATTTTCACCTAATGCGCCTAGAGTCTCCTTAAACTTATCAGGGTTTGCTGATGCGAGGAATAAGCCAGTTGATGTTAAAAAACCATCTGGGTTTTGATCTGCCATTTTTGCAAGATTACGCATCTGGTCAGCAGTCGCCTCGTCCCCTGCATTTTCATAACCTAAAGCTTCATTTTCAAGAATGGATTTTGCTATATCCGATCTTCCACCCGCAGCCGCGGAGTAGGCTTGAGAGGCTGTTTTAAAGGATGCTTGCTGACGACCTGTATCTAGTACATTGTAGGATCGTTGAAAATCCTCCGCCAATGCTGGGTATTGCGCCATGATGTTGGCATAGTCATCATGGGTTTTATTTGGCTTAGATGCAAAAGCAGATAGCGCTTGCTGCATCTGCTGCTTTTGAATCGCTTCACGTTCAGCTTGCTCTTTAGCTTGCATGAACTGCCCGATCTGCATGCCTTGAGTAAGACCAGTCATAGCAGATTGAACAGGGTTTTGCACATCAAGCATGTAATTAATTGGCTGCACCATAGTTAAAACATCCCCATCATTTTCATGCCTGCAACTTGACCAATTGCACCAGTTACGCCATTCCACATATTCGCACTGGCTTGACCTTGCGCCAACGCCGCACCCGCTTGTGCTGCACCAGTTTGCTGGTAAAGGTTTGATATATTGCTAGCTGTTTGCATGCCAGCATTACCTGTCCCTGCTGCTGCGTTCTGACCCAGCGCAGTCATGCCTGCTAGGTTTTGATAACGCTGATTGATTAATTGGTTGAGCAACTGCGGTCTAAACTGCGCCAATGCTGCCTGAGTGTTGCCACCACGCAATCCACCAGTAGCAGATGCGTTTTGCAAAATGGCATTTTCGCCTTGCTGCAGGTAGGTCTGCATTTCTGCGCTATTGTTTATATTTCCAATCGCTGCTTGTTGGGCTGCATTGCCATTGATACCAAGCAAGTCTTGCTGACCAGTCAAACCACTAAGACCAGCATCAGAATAAGGTTTTAAGAGTTTTTGAACAGCATCAAATTGTCTGCGCTGTTCCTCAACTCCTTTTTCAGATGCGTCAATTTGGGCATTCGCTGCTGTTTTGGCTGCACTTTTTTGTGCCTTTGATGACATTACGCCACCAATAACCGCACTGCCGACTACTGCTGTTGCTATTCCTGACATTTAGATAACTCCTTGTTTAGTGTTAAAGCCTGTCTATAGTCAACAGTTAGCTCTTCACCCTTATTCCCACCCTTGCAGCCATCAATATCCCGTAAAGATACAAGGTATATGTCGCCTTTTTCATCGGCTGTATATTTACAGTTTGGGTTTATCGAGTGATTCACATAGCGACCTGCAGGTGTTCGCTTTCCAGAAACTCGTGCGGGAGCGATGATTTGCCCTGCAGCGATATGCCAACTCAAGAACAGGCCCTTGCCTTCAATATTAGAGTCACGGACTTGCACCACAGCTTTAAACGCATTAGGCATATCAATTTGGTCTGATTCTTCTTCTGCCTGCTGGCGGGCAGTATTGGCATCAAAACCAAATTCTTTTAGAGCTTGCGCATAATCATCGCGGTTGTGTTGGTTGAGTGCATGAGCGATTTCTGACTGTTCTTTATCGTAAGCCTTCCAGTTTTCGCTTTTATCCAGATAGTGCGCTTCTAGTGTGTCAATATCGGTTTCGTCTGTGGCGTAGACGTTCTGCCATACACACGTTTCAAGCACATAGCCAACCTTACGACCTGGCTTACCTGTGAAGATTAACGGAGCCTCAAGCACACGCACTTGATCACCGTCAACAATTGCCACCTTTCCTGTAAGCATAATGTTTAGGTGTTCATATCTTTGAGTATGCCCGACCGCAAAAATACCCGCTGGCAATGTGACTTCACGAATATAGATACCTGGTCCGAAGTGGTGAGCCACAGGACAATCAGCCTGTGGCATTTCCAGCATCTCTTTTTCAAGATCAGCGACAATAAGGTTTGACATATTAGGTCACCTCTCGTCCTGATGCTCGAATAGTAAGTGAAGCAGCCGCACTAGCAATCATACTAATTGCATCGCCTGTTTCTAACACATGACCGACCAATTCAGGGCAAACATAAGTTTCGTCAGCCGCAACAGCCTTGTCTTTAATGATTGCGTTGGCGTCATCTACAGCACCACCTGATGGCACCAGATTACAACTAAACGTCACTGCTGCCCCCGTGGTATTTGTTACTGTCACCTTATCAATCATGGTTTTAACCGATGCAATATGTTGATTGGTTTGAACATCTTCCAGTCGCTTTGATGGAATAATATTTTTTACTTTGACAGCCATTAGATCACCTCCAATGAGTTAATTTCCTGATATTGAATTTGAGTGGGTTCGATGTGGTCTGGTGTGGCATGCTCATAACGTGGTGTTAAGTCGTCATGTTGGCAATTGCATTGGCGCACTGGCTCCATCGCCTTAACTTCTGCCAAGGCTTCAACCGCCTGAATCAAGGCGATTGCTAACACAGCTTGAGCCGCTGCACTTTCAGCCAGCGCCTGAACATCATCAATACTTTCTTGCTGTATGTTTATTTCACCAGGTAATATTTCAAAAACCTGCTCAAAGGCTTTGAGTGTTCTAGGGTCTTTAAAAATCTTGGCGAGTTCTTCACGACTTGGTTTTTTAGGTCTAACTAGCATTTAAACCCCCAGTGGCTCTACTTTTGCTTCCAGTCGTGCAACTGACAAGCGTGCTGCTGATGTGCCTGTAAATCGCTGTATGCGCCAGTTTTGCATGTAGCCTTGCTGGAACCATACAAGACGCTTTGTACGCTCTCCACGCTTGCCCACACCAATAAACTTGGGCATGGACCACTCAACACCATCAACAGAATATTGCGTATAAATTCGGGATTCTTTACCAAACGCATTGCGACCAGTTAAGGCAACCAACTCAAGTTGATGAAAGATTGCACCGCTTGATTCGTTGTAAACTATCGCTGTGCCAAATTGCCATTCAACAACATCACCCCAGTGTTCGCCCGATTCATCAGTTAAGGTGCCTAGCTTTGGCTCGGTGGTGTGACCAACAAACCATTGGTTATGTGCATAAGTCATATTGCGAGCTTTATAGCCGCCACCGCTATTCAAAATAAACCAAGTTGGCTGACCTGTAGATTGTGATGCAACCGAGTCATAAACCAAAGTCTGATCTGGTAGATGGATGTATAACCACGAATGACCATCAATCTGACGCGACTCAAGCAAACAGTTCGACAATTGATCTTCGTCGTAATTTGAAAGAATTTGCTCAACTTCGCGGGTAGCAATCTTCTGTGACGAACCCGCTGCAGCAACATAAACCGTAATAGCTTCATTTCGCCCACCGCCAAGCATGGCGATTGCATCCATGTAAACACATGCAGTCTTTTTGCTTAGCGTTCCCTTTGTGGTTTGAGCGCCATCAATGCGCTGAAATGGGAAGAACTCACCGCCGACGTTATCAAATACCTCAATCGTGTGGCGGTTCAGCACATAGACTTCATTACGAAGTTTGATTAGACCAACAATAGGATCAGGGTCTGCTTCTGAAGAGCCATATTTAAGCGGATTCACCTCAAATGGATTATTTAACTCAGTGACAACAATGTTGTTGCTATCACTTGTCATGAAATAACCATCCACCCAAATCACATCATGCACAGCACCCAGATTGGAGTCAGTGACTTGTTTGAGTGTGCCATTGTATAGATACAAGGCATTTCCTGCATTTATGGCTAGATAATCAAATGAATAATCAAATGAACACAACCCACCTGATTGCACATTGCCAATTTCTGTAATTTGACCAGATGCTGTGATTTTTACAAACTTGGTGCCGCAAACTCGATAATGTTCACCGCGCCAAACAATTCCACCGCGATCTACACCAGGCAGATCTGCAACATGGTTAATGCCCTCGGCTGGTCTTAAATATCCAGCAGAAATCCCCTGTCCTTTTGGAACTGGAATCAGGTTGACAGGGTAGGCTGTGCGAAAATCAGAGTTATTGTCAGTATAGATTCCATCCAAAATAGGGATTTGCATATTTACCCCACTCGATACCAAGTATTTGAGAGCTTGTCGTACTTCAATTTAAAGAAACCATTTGCAGCCAAGGCATTAGGCGCACCGATGACAAGCGCATTATTCCCATCAACTGAGAAGTTATTCACCTGTTGAGCACAGGCAACCAATAACACTTGACCATCAGTCACACTGTAACGCTCAGGCAGTTTGATTGAGCCAGTCGCAATACTCACCGACGGATTGAGAATTAAGTATGTGCCAACTTCATGGTTTTCTATATCCAGCGTAAAATCTGCATTCGGGTTAAAGTGTTGAATATGGATTGGTGGATAATCAACTTTCTTAATGCTTTCCTGAATTTTCTCAACAAGCAACTCAACTGGCGCACCACGATAATCCTGATTATTTGCACTCCAAATCACCACTGAATCGCAATCGTTAATCTTGTCTGTGATATTTAATCGTTTATTCATTTGTGAAACTCACTGATGTGTCGGGAGCAAATACTGTTTTGGTAGGTGTCTTTTCAACAAAAGGTAGACAATCGCCTTTATGCCCAGCACCACGCGGTAATGACGGGTCAAGCTGCACACGTGGTGGATTACTGAGCATTGCCAATTGAATGGTTTCAAATGCATCTTTTGCCATTGCCTTTAATTCAATAGGAACAGCCTTGCCAAATGAGCTGGCAAGTCGGATAGCTAGATTTAAGCGAACTGCTTCAACTGCATAATCTGGAATATGGGTTTCCTCGTCCAGATCACCACTTTTGGCACTTGAACCTAATGGATAACCAAAGCGAATATCCTTGGCATCCCACAAGCCCATCATGGTGTCTAGCTTGCGTTTAGCGCTCTCAACTTGCTCTGGCTGCATATCGAACACATAAGATGCAAGTCCCAGTTCCTCAAGCGCCTGCTCAACAATTTGTCTTTTAGTCCAGGACATTTAGCACCTCGGTAAATTTTCAGTCAGTTCGCGCTCATCGTATGAATTATGGATATACACACCATTGTCATACTTCACTCCACATGCACAATCCGCATTAAAACAATGTGGTTTTAAGTCACCTTGAGGCATCACATGAACTGAATCATGGATTTCATGCACTTCCCATTGAGTATTATTCATCAGAACCGACATTGGACTCATGATCCAGCACCAACTGAGCTAATTCAGGCTTTCCAGCATTGGCTTTGTATTTAACTTCAGCTTTATCAAGAATGGCTTTAAGTTCATCCGCTGGCTTATCTTCCAGTTCTTTGAGTCGGATCTGTTTGCGTAGCTCTTGGTTTTCTTTTAGAGCTTCGAGAAGCTCTTTTTTAAGCTGTTTTACATCTGCTGAATCTGATTTAGTTTCAGTTTCGGTTGGTTCTTCATATTCAGGTAGGTCTTTATAATCAACATAACCATCTTCACGTAACTGATTTTCTGCGTCAGCATCAAAAGCAGTAGTAAAGTCATGGTTTTTCTTATCGCCCTTATATAGCGCTTTTGGATATTCAGTGTTTGGCAATTTTCATTACTCCAAAATCAACCAATCATTTGCGAATAGATCACCTGTAGATGGTGTCCAACCCATAGCTAAAGTGTCTTGCGCTGTTTTCAATGTGCAATATGGTGCAACATCAATTTGACCACCTAATTTTTCAGCATGTGCTTTATTGTGTGGATTCCATATTTTTGATGCTTCAGTGGTTGTGGTTTGAGCTTGAGCAACCACGTACTGATCCTTACCGTTCCATCCCGAACGAGTAACTTTTTGACCTTGTTTTAATGCAGAAAGTGCATCGCCAAAAGTTAAATTTCCATTTGGTCGATAAGCATCTTTAAATACACATGCAGGTGACCAAGAAATATAACCTGCGTGTCGTTCATCATTTGGTTTGCCACCATCCACATATTCAACCAAGTAACCTTGCTCGGCTGGATCTTCATTTTCAGGAATATTCCAACCACGATATTCGTTATATTCACCACGTGTCATGGTGGTTGCTAATACGGATTTAGTGCCAATAAAAGCCACCATTGATAAAGCTAGTAATTTTTTCAATTTCTTTACTCCAAAAATGACGACGCCCCAATTAAGGGGCATTTGTCGTCATGTTTTTATTAGGTTTGATTAAACAACTGAACACCAGCCATTTCTGGGTTAAGTAATGCAGTACCAAAGTCAATGTCCCAACGCGCTTTACATGAAAGGTCGTTAATATCGCCTTGACGGGTATACGTGATACCAATACCTAAATCGGTAGTTGCACGCATTACCTGCCAACCATCATCAGCATCAACCGCAAAAGTACCTGGAATTAAGATCAGGCTTTCTTTGCGGAAGAATGGGTTAAGCGGTGCAGCAGCAGTATTCAACCAAGTCAATGCCGCACCAGCTGCTGGAGCATTGGTCACGTTCGCATATTCTTTCGAAGCAATAGAGCCTTCGGTCAGGTCGATAATCGCAGGATAAATACGAAGTGTATTTGCCGCTGGCTTATCCACCACACGGAAAGTTTTAGGCGATCCAGTGTCTTGCTTGGTGATTAAGTGAACTTCATTTACGCCTGGCATAATGAAGGCATCACCAATTTTGATGTCGGCATAGTTCGCCGAAGTCACCACTAAATCTGTGTAGCGATTGTCTTTGTTTTCTTCAAGACCTGCTGATGTAGTGGTTGCGGCTGGAATAGTGCGTTGGTTTGCACCATTTACAGTTGTAGCACCACCAGCTGCCGCAGTTAAACGAACCTCTTGATCGTTTTTAAACACTTCGAAGCCAGCCACATCATGTCGAATCATGGCTTTTTCATAAGCATTTTTAGAACGAGCTGAGTCTTCAGAGCGGCTTGCTAAGTTGCCTGCCATTGCGTTCATAGCAGAAGGCGAATAGAACGCCATACGACCATCAGCAGGAACACCAATACGCGTCATGCGAGTATCAATGTCAGCAACATCATCATAACCAGTTGCTGCACTGGTACGCTTTGACACGATCGAGCCAAACAATGCTACGGTACGGAACAATGCAGTATTCACATCAGAAGCTAGTTTCTGCTTTGCCGCCTTACCGAATTGATCCATTGCATAAGCATTGCGTAGGTTTTTGGAGGAAAGTGTTTTAGGAACTGATTTGTGATAACCAATTGATGCTGGAACGTTCAACTGAGTTAGTCCGTTAAAATTGGCAGTCTGATCGAAACCATCGTAAGACGCACCGATCATTGGTGCAGGAATCCAAAACTTATCACGCGCATTCACTGCTTCCTGAGCAGTCATTGGGTCGTATAGTTCAGCCCCCTTTGCAATAACAAGTAGGTCTTCAAAGCCTTCGATCACATTATCAAACATGACCTGTTCTTGTTTAGTAAAGCTTGTAGCCATAAGTATTCACCTTATTTCTGTAAAGATTTTTTGTATTTAATCAGCTCGGTACGATCACCAGTTTTCGCTGCTTTCGCTTCGAGTTGCGCTAACTTCTGATCTACCACACCAGATAAGCCAGCCGACCCACTAGGTTTTCGTTCTGGTTGAGTTGATGGTTTACGAGATTGGATTTTCATTTGAGAGTCCAGTTTTGCCGCAGCAAAGGCGAATTGAATTGGGTCTGTAATTTCAGAAAGCTCTTGCGCTTTCTTTGGGTTTTTCCCCAAGTGATACAAAATCAATTCAGGATTTTCAGCAGCATGAATCAAAATGCCCTGCTGGGTTGCTGTGAGTTTGTCTTTTGCAGCTTCTTCTACTTCCTCAAAGTCACGAACTTTGGATGCTACATTTAGACGTCGCTCTTCATAGCTTTGCATTTTGGCCTGCCATGCTTGCTTAGCCTTTTCCTCTTCAGCCTGCTTTGCTGCCTGCTGCTGTTCAACTTGACGCTTGCGCTCATGCCATTGTTCAACTGCGCTTTCAAAGTCATCTTCGTCATAATCAAAGTCGGCAAGCTTTGGCTTTGATCCAACTTCAATTGGTTTGTCAGTAGGTTTAGCCTGTTGCACCTGAGCCTCTAGCTCTTTGATGCGTTTTCGTGCTTCCCGCTCTTTTTTGCGAAGGTCTTTTACCCATGTTGGCGCTGGTTTGCCGCTAAAGTCGTCCTCATCGGATGGCTCTGGCTCTTCATCGCCCACTGTAATAACAAACTCTTCATCTTCTGACATCTCATCATCAGACTGGCTTATTTCGTCTTGGGGTTCTTCTGAATTTTCCTGACTTTCGCCTTCCTGATTGTCTTCAATCGGGTCGATGCTGTCTTCTTCATCCAGTTCTGTACGCAGGTCTTCAATTGACATATTGCATTTCCTCGTTCTGTGTAGGCTGAACGGTTGCCTGTTGTGGTTGCATACCTAGCTGGCTAATTGCTTCAAGCACTGCTTGTCGCTCGTCCATGTCTAGGCGTGTCATTAAATCGATTGCTTTGGCTTTGGTTTCTTCTGCTCTTGCTATCGCAAGTTCAGTGTCTGCCTGTGCTTTAATTGCGAGTGATTTATTCTTTTCAGCTTCGGATTGCAGATACAGCGTATTTGCATCAGGCTGCTGATTCTGAGCTTCTTGTGCGAGTTGCTGAGCTTCTTCTTTGGTTGGCTCTACAACACCCATGCGCAGCAATTTCTTGCGGTAATATTCGCGGACTTCACTAACACCTTCCCCTTCCATGTTCATCATAATCATGGATGACAGCACTTGTTGATCCATTGGATCGGCCACCAAAGGCAGCATGTTTGTCAGTGAGCGTACCGTTGCATTGCGCTTACTTGTTGATGTTGGCCCAATGTCGATTGCGACATCAAACTTAGCTTTAGTTAAGTCGTTTGTATGTTCAACTTCACCAGAATTCGAGTTGTAAACAGGCTTAAATAACTCGATTGAGTCAATCTCGTCCTGGTCCCCTACTGTCTTCATTGTCCGACCGTCTTCAACATACAGTTCAGAAGCCATAGACAGCCAAATTTCACCAGATCGGCGTACCGCTTTAGCAAAGTTCGAAATGTAGATGAAAGACTGCATATCCAAACGGTTTTGAATCATCTCGATTGCAACACCGCTAGTATTTGAAACAATCTCATCACCTGATTCCTGATTACCCAGAATGTCCGATAAATCCTGCTCAGTGACTTGAAGCAAGGCAGCCATTGCAGGCGGTACGTTTGGCGGTTTGGTGTAAGCCACTGGACCTTGAGCAACAACATTACCCATCGCATCTTTAAGCGGGTGAGCCAACAGGAATGGATAGTTCTCAATATTGTCATTCGCCCACATGTGCTGAACGCCAGCGACCTGTTCAGGTGCTAGAATAGGCTTCTCAACGCTGGACATGGCACTAAGTTCGCCCAACTTAGACAGCTGCATGTTCTTGAGTCGCTGAGCGTCCTTGCAAAGCCGCACATGGCCCATGCAACGCTCTACGTTATCAACATACCAGCGCTTGCCATACACAGGCACGATTGGAATATGACGACCAGCGATATAACCGTAATCCTCAAGAACACCCAAACCTGACATGAGAAGTTTGCGAACACGCTTGCGCTCAAAATCTCGAACACGAACTTCTTGTGCACCTGTTGCATTTAATTCATCAAGAATGCTTGGATTGTCTTCAAGTTGTTCTGCTGTATATCGTTCTTCAGAGCCATCAATTAAGCGGAAAATGTGAATCTTCTCTTTAACCTTTTCGACCTTGTAGTATTCAGCGACATAAACAGAATCTTTGGTGGACCAATCAAAGTGACTATTGTTAATGCTCTTATCCCAAGAGGATGGGTCTTGATCTTCGCCATATTCTTCTTTGAATGCATCACATGACATTGATGTTAGAACAAAGCAGTATTTCGCATCTGCTTTATCTTGTCGTTTTGCATCAGGGTCAAAGAAAACACATGTATCAGCATCAAAAATAGGCTCTATTCTGATTCGCTGATGCTCGTTTTCTTCATCGTCCTCATCTTCATAATCAGCACGTAAACGCCAAGCACCAAAGCCACCGCCTACCGCTTCTTCAAATGCATTGTCATAGGCTTCATCCGCACCTGAGTCTTGCTCATCTGCACGATAAAGCTTTGCACAGGTATCAGCTAAATCATCATTGCTCACACCATCTTTGCTAATGAAGTTCACACCAATGCGGTTATTGCGATATTCGTTGATAATACGAATGACAGCCAAGTGAATCTTATTGACTTCAAATTTAGGCTTATTTTCAAACTGTTCGCCTAACTTGCCTTCCCATTGAGCACCAGCAATAGAATAAAAACGACGATCCTCTAAGCACTGTTGACGTTCATCAGCAACAGCGCATTGAGCTTTATCAAATTGTTTCTTTGCGGTTTCGTGGATTTTGGCAAGTCGATCTGCTTTATCAGTCACGACTTGACTCCATTTGATTACCAACGGTTAATTGTTGGGATTGGGTTAATTTCTACTTGCTGCGCTTGGCACATTTTATTGATATTAAGAGCGCCCTCACCAAACGCATCCGAGCTATGCGAAGCCCAGTCATGCACTGGCGTTGCCTTAAATTGCTCTAATTTGTCATTAAATTCACGACGATAGTTTTGCAATGCACGAATACCGTGTTTGCATTTTTCAGCATCAAACCAGCAGTTTTTCAAGAATTGGCGTGTTGCTTCAATACGATCTTCAACACCAAGCCTTGCGCCCTTATTCATTCGATAGCCAAGATTAGCCATCGTTTGCTCACGACTCACGCCACTCGATAAATCACGTGCTGCAATGTCATGCGGTGCAAAGTGTTTTTCGTAGTTGTAGCCATACTGCTGCTTTTTCTCATCAAGTATGCGAGCGTAATGCGCCAATGGCTCATTGTTTGCTTCATAATGATCTATTGCTCGGACTTCTTTGCCGTAAACCTGAAAGAACCAAATTGCGGTAGGATCAAGAATCCCTAAATCCCATGATGTGTAAACAGGCAAATTAGGATCATGTGGAACTTTACAAATACGGTTTTCACGCTTGATCTGCTCAAACTCTGCCTTGTAAATCGCACCATCTGCAATTTCTTTCGGCTTGCCTAAATATATGTGCTCATATTCATCGTAATCCGTGTCGCGCATTTGCTCTGCAAGCGTAATCAAGTCAGGCGGACAGTTCTTGTTTTCGTCATAATTGATCTGAACTGCGATTGTGTCATCACGCTCTATAAGCACATATTGCGCGTATGCAGGGTCACTCGGCAGCTTTGGATTCAGCGACATAATGACCATTGGACACGCTGTGCGCACAACAGTAGGAATCAGAATCTTTAATGAGTAAACACTTACTGTTTGAGCTTCCTCAATCCATGTGATAGTCGCACCCTCGAATGACTTCACCGATTCAACTGTGTGATTCAGCAAGCCCGCAAAGCTAAACTCAGTGCCATTAATGCCACGGATTTCTGTTTCTAAGATTTGATAGAAGTGACCTAAGCCTAGTGCTGCGATGCGATCTGATAAGAGCTTATGCACAGACTGCTTGATTGACTTTTGCACTTCACGACAGCAAAGAATACGATGCTTTTGTTTTGCACCCTCGATCAATAGAAAGTCTGCAATCTCCCATGATTTACCACCACCACGACCACCGTGATACACATAGAACAACTTATTGTTCTGTAAATGCGTATAAAGCGGCTTAAATTTACTCGGTACTCGTTTCTCCATCATTTTCGAATACCACCTTTAAACTTAAATCAATTGCACCACCGTTAGGACCTGTGTGCTCAATTTTGTCTTTGAACATGCCCAAGTGCTTGCCAAGATGCGCCCATGCAGAAACACGTGCTGATTGGGTAGAACCTTCGGAAAGGTCTTTAGCTTCATTCAGTAAACCTTGAACAACCATTTCAACAGTGACTTGCGCTTTGTTTGATAATTTTTCTTGAGCTTCTTCGATTGCTTCTTGAACGTTAAGTTTAGATAAGTTTTGAGCTGCAATTACTTTTGCCGTCTTTTCGCTATAACCCGCACGAATCGCTGCTTTCGTTGCATTTAGGTCTATCAGATATTCTTCGACAAATCGCTGTTGTTTTGCAGTAAGTTTTAAGTCTTTCATGCTCACCCCAAAATAAAGTAAAAAATAATTGTAAATAATGCTTGACTGTGAGAACTCACAATGTAATAATAAGAACATACAGAGGAGTTAAGCCCATGAAACTATTCCACACAAGCCCAAAAGAAATCACAAAAATTAATCGCTTTGGAACTTTTGATGATTGTTTATTCTTCTCAGTAGAACCTTATTCAATGTCAGTTGGTGAGGTAATCACTTATTCGGTTGATGCTGAAAATATGAGCTTTGTAGAAGCTTGTGATTTACATGATGATGAAATTGTTGCAGAGATTGCAGAGCGTTTCGATATTGATGAAGATTTAGCTGAATCTCTTTTAGATGGCTCTGACAGCGTTTGGAACCATGACTTTGCTGATGCAGATAATGATTGGTACATTCAAGCTAAACGTGGCGAATGTGCTAAAAAAATGGGTTTTGATGGTTGCTTAGATCAAGACGAACAAGGTGGCGTTTACATCATCCCAATGTTCGGGCGTGAATCAATTTTAGTTAAGGAATAATTATGGCAAGCACAGCAGCAGAGCGCAAAGCAGCAGAAACACAAAGAAAGGCTGAAATGGGTTTGAAGCGCAAGTCGTTTTGGCTCTCAGAAGATGAGTTTAAAGTCATTGAAAACTTTAAACAGAGCAATAATCTGAAAACAAATGACGAAGCCTTACAACAAATATTAAAAGCCCTCAAATGAGGGTCTGTCAGGTTCGCCATATCTTTACTCCATCACATATTTAAGATCATCTGGACAAGTCAACTTCACACCATCTTTCAAGCACCACACTTCAATATCATTCAAATATTCAGCCATCTGTTTTGTTGTGGCTTCTGTGATGCTCATTCGATTCGATACAAACTGCCTGAGTGGCTCATAGCCTGAACTACCCGACTCTTTAAGCTCTCGCATGACTCTAAATGTTTCGGGATATTCACCAACATTGTCACGGTTATAAATAATCGAAAGGTATTTGTATTTAAAAAATGCAGACGCTTCTTCTTTATCTAGTCCACGCTGTTTGCCGTACTCAGTCATCCATAGCCAGTACAATCTTCTTTGTGCGCTAGATAATGTTTCCTGCTTCTGATCTATGCGAACAACTAAAGGCTTATTTTCTTCTAATGCCCTCATGTAATTGGTATGCATAAAGCTAATGGCTTTGGTGATGTCGGCATGACTCTGGATAGGAAACACGGCTTTTTGCATTTCCTATCCCCTGGTATTAAAAAATTGTTGGTTGAGCCACACCACGCGTCAAGGCCATTAAGCCTGTTTGTAAATCAGTGGCACCAATACTTACCCATCGCTGATCTAAGCCATCAGTAGAGCGTAGTTTGGCCACCAATTCACCAAGCTCGGCACCTTTCGACTTAATCTCATCAATTAGCTGAGTTTCTTCTGGTGATAGTGTCCGATATCCTTGAAATTGCTTATTTGGATTGTTCATTTTCTTCTCACAAAAAAAGAGCCATCTGGCTCAGTTAAAAAATCTCTTTGTCTGTTTGGTTCAACATCCGCTCAACTCTTACCAACCACTTCTCAAACATGGCTTCACTTTTTGCTCGATTACCTAATTCAAAACGATCAAATGCAGCATGGCATTTAAAACAAAGGGGAATTACAAATAGGTCAGAACTTTTGATTCCACGCCCTTTACCATGCTTGGCACTATTTGAATGAGCAGCCTGGCTACTGGGATTGCCACACCGCACACACGGAAGCTTACGAATCTCTGCCAGCCGCTTAGGACTGCGCATTGAGTTGCTTCTCTATGTTGTAAATCTGCCTGCCAATCTCTCTCAACTCAGCAGCGCAATTCTGTTTAAATGCATAGGTTGAAAAGAGATGGTTGTAGTTCAATAAGCGGATTTGGTTTGCTTTAAGTATTTCTAAGTTTTTAGATGCTTCTACACGATCAACCATGACTACCACCAATAAGAAAACAAAAACCCCGCCAATATCTAGTATGTAGCGAGGTCTTATGTGCCGTAATACGTTCGGCAAAATGCCACCGAAGTGGCTAGGGTCTTAAACTTCTTTCATACAATCACGACACACTTTGATTTCTTCATCATCAACCGTGTAGTCGATCTCAGTCGCACCATGCAGGCCGAATAAACACATTAAGAGTTTTAGCATCTTGATTACCTCAGCAGGGTAAATGTCTTTTTATGACTATAAGTACACGTTTAGTTACCCAAAATCGAGTCCGAAAATTGTAGTTTTATAGAATCTGGGTGCCCTGATATTGCTTACACAGGCATTTCTCAGGGCATTAAAAAAGCCCACCTTTCGATGAGCTTTTAAATACTTAGTGACCTACATGCAACTTACGCCACTCTAACATTAATTTAAACGAAGTGTGCTGCACTGTCAATAGGGCAAATTCTCAATCACACCATCAAGGTATGACAACCCTTTGTCGATCTCTGCACGGACCTTTGCTTTACTGCAACCGTGAGCATTTGCAATACTCAAATAGGACCAATTGTTTTCATAAAAAAGGATTAAAAACCAAGCTCTTTCCTGCATAAATTCCCGACTATCATTATGCATTTTTGCTAACAGCTTACTAACTCGCACTGCTTCATGGTCCTCAATATCAACTGGAATAGACACCTTGCTCGCATGTATTCTAGTTTTGTCATTTCGGTCAATCAATATAGCAAGTGGATTCGCTGATACTTGTGTTTTTGTGGTCCTCACCCATGCCCCGTACTGCTCAAGCCATTGGTGAGCTGAACGCTTAACCCAATTCATTTTTAACTCTGTCGCTGCATTCATCACTCACCACCGCTCAAACACAAATACTTTTTAATTTCGTTTATTGCTTCATCTGCACCGAAACAGACTTTGCACAAATAACCCTGTTCTTCTAAACGCTGAATCATCAATCTTTGGCTGGGTTGCAACTTCCCTGTCTTTGATTTGAGTTCAATCCACAGCCCATGAATCAGGCCATTTGGAACTAACAATTGCAGATCAGGCACACCTGCTTTCACGCCCATCTTTTTAAACTTTGCAGCTTCGATGATGTTTCTTGAACCACCATTTGGGATATGAATCAAGTAATCACTTAATCGACCACTCCCAAATTTCACATGATGCGCCCATGACATAAGCATGATTTGCTCTTGGTCCTCTGTTGGTACCTTTAGGACACGTTTAGAACGTGCCACTGGTTTTGATCTAATGCGCTGGGCATCTTTAAATGTGGTCATACACTTACTCCATCAAAGTTCGCATACTCTCCATGATGCAATTTCGTTGCATCTATTCTTGCTTTAACTGCATCCTCAAATCTTTTGAAAGTTCCGAGATAAATCACTTTCCCGTTTTTGGTGATCTGCGCCATCCATTTGTTTTCATTTTTCCGCTTAACAACACCTTTGCATCCAGAACTATTGCTAATAGGTCTTTTGCTATTCATGGCATTTTGGCTTTGGCTGGCCTCTCGCAAATTCTCAATTCGGTTGTTTGTTGTATTGCCATCAATATGATCAATTAGTTTTGGCAAATACCCATGATGCATAAAGAAAATAATCCTGTGTTCTAGATACTTTTCTCCCCATATTCCAATATCACGATAACCCCGCTTGTTAAGTCGACCTGCTCTAGTTCCAAAGAACCTAGAATTCAACCTATTAAGCACATTCCATTCGGCGTAGTAATCAGGAAGCATCTTCCAAATGAGTTGCCCATCTTTGTATTCAAAAAAGGCATGCACATCGATATTCTCAAGTTGAACTTTCATTAGATTCCCCCTTGAGCGCTTGCTCTCCCAAACCAGTTAGCTTGTAAATATTTTCAATTGTTTGTCGTGCTGATTGATTCCAGCCTTTATCAAAAAGATCATGCTCAAACGAGATTGATTCATTCTCCATTTCGATCAGTTGTTTGAACGCTGTCTGAAGTTCATCCACCCTCTTTTGCAGTTCTGCATTCAGCTTTGCGGTTGCCATTGCATCTAAAGCATATTTAGTTGCACGATTATCTAAATCAGTAACTTGTTTTTGCAGCTCATCCACTTTGGTTTGTCTAGCTGCATACATTGCGCTTTGCCCATCGGTGTACGCATCATTCAGTCTCGACTTCATTTCAGCGACTTGAAGCTTTAATTCATCCACTTTGGTTTGTTGGTAATCCCATGCATCTTCTGCAATCTCCATTGCATATACATCCCCATGCTCATTCCAATATTCTTTAAAACTTCTCATCACTTCACCCCCACTTTGCAAAGCGGACTAACATGATTCTCAATGTGGGTGTCGTCGCCCATGTCGTTTGAATAAATCAACTCGTAGTCTGCGATGGCTTTTTCAAAGAAAGGATTAAAACCATGAGAACCCATTTCTTTGTCATAAGCCTTTGCTAGACCAATTCCACCAAACTTGTTAATAAAATCCACGCTCTCAACGAGACGTTTTAGGTCGGAAAGTAAAATATACGCACCTGTTGCGTTTTCACATATTCCATACATGAAGTGTTTAAAATCTAAAGATGGTTTAACTGTTGTAGCCCTATCAGGCGCACCATCAATAACTTCCCTGGCCTTATCAACACCGTGCTGCTTTATAAAATCAGTTGCATTCATTGGCTTTGCTCCTTGCCACGGTTTGTCACGCCTTCTAAGCTCATGCGTGCTGTGTTTATCTTGTTGTACATGTCTAGTGTGAATGAGTGCCTGGTTCCTGATTTAATTAGAGAGAGTGTTGAATGCGCACATCCTGCAATCCTTGCAACATCAACCAAACGCCCGCCATAACTTCTTATCCAATCAACTATGTCTTTCGCCTGTTCTGCTGTTGGATAAACACGGTGTTTTACCAATCTTGCGTGTGATACTCGATGTGTACGCACAACTTCATCAACTACAGGTTTAAACTCAATCAACCCCCTCAACTCCTCAATCAATGGATGATCTAAACCTAGCTCAAAAGCCATCTTCACCTCCTTCGCAGTACACACCTCATAACTCGGTCTATTCTTCTGTTCAGCTAATTTGTGAAGTGCTTGCTTCACTTGCGTTATTGTTAGGATTTGTTTCATGCTGCACCCCACTGCATAGCCATAGCATCCGCAATTCCTTGATATGTTCGGCTGCGCTCTTTCCAGCGGTTAGGACCAGGTGGCAAGTAGTGCAATCTTTCACGCTGATTTTTTGGTAAAAGCATCATTTCTTTCTTGACGTTATTGGTCGGTTCCAATGGCTCAAGCCCCTCAAGCCATAGACAAGTCGCCTTTTGTTCTGGATGCCCGAACATCCATGGCTGAATTACCTGTGTCTGCTTAACATCGCCAATAAGTGTTTTGGCGTACTTGTGCATGATTGGATTTTCGATTGCGCGCCTTGGAATATGTTTTGCATTCAGCAATTCTTTAAAAAATGCTGCTGCATCGAAAAGCTTTATCCAGCGGCTCGGATCAGTATGTAAATGCTTAACGCCAGCATTGGTTAAATACGTGCACGATGGATGAGCAATCATCATGTCCCAATTTTCATACAACACATCTCGCACATCGCCTTGATAGTGGTTTCCAGGTGCTTCACTTGGCAGGAAATCACAGGACATAGCATCATGACCAAGCGCAGCAAATGCATCACGGACACGGCCTGAATATTCACAAGCAATTAGAATCTTCACACCCCACCTCCTAACTTCGCAGAGATAGCAAGCACCTCAACAAGGATCAAACTCAGAATGATTGCAATAAAACTCTGAAAGGTCGTCCAGTCAGAAAGATTTGTGTTAATTAAAACCAATCCACAAATAAATACCTGAAGTAGAAATTTCACACCCCACCCCACTTAACCAACGCAGCACCAATCACCATAAATACAAACATCAAAACTTTGTTTAGGTCTTTCATCACAAGCCTTCCATGTGTGAGTAATACTCTGGACTTAAATCTGCAAATGTTGATCTTGCTAAATCAGTAGCTAAACGAACTGTGCCTATTGACCCATTTCGAGCTTTACCGATAATGATTTCAGCAGTTCCAATGTCTTTTGATTCTTTGTTGTAAACCTCATCGCGGTAAATAAACATGATGATGTCTGCATCCTGCTCAAGATCACCCGACTCTTTTAAATCAGCATTCACAGGACGTTTGTTTGGTCGATTTTCAAGGTTGCGGTTAAGTTGCGCCAATGCGAATACTGGGCAATCAAAATCACGAGCTATGCGCTTTAAATCACCCGAAATCTCTCCAATATCTTTGTCACCACGACCAAAATTATTTTTAGTTAGTGGTGTCACCTTTTGGACATAATCAACAAAGATTGCGCCAACTTTCCCATATTGAGCTTTGAGCTTTCGAGCAGACCTGCGAATAGATGCGGTTGTTGAACGAGCACTGTCATCAATCATGAGTGGTGCTTTTTCGATTAAACGAGATGCACGATCAATTTTTCCAACATCATCAATCTGCGCTCTTCCTGACAAAACTTTGCTTAATTCAATTTGACCCAAGCCGCTAATTAAACGTTGTGCAATCTGCATTCCTGACATTTCAATTGAAACGAACAACACTGGTAATGACTGATTGATCATCATGTCTACAGCAAGGTTTTGAGCGAAAGTTGTTTTACCCATTGATGGACGGGCACCAATTAAAACTAGATCACCTTTTGATACCTCACCAAGCTTGTTATCTAGCTCAATAAAACCAGTCTTAACACCACCGTAATACGGCTTGTTTTCATGGATTGCTTGATGGCGTGCTAAAAACTCAGTTACAGCAGCTTTTGAGAACTCATGTGCATGTTTTAGTGTGTTTTCAACTGTTCCAGACTCAAGATTGTTTGTAAGCTGTTGAACCTTTTGAATTGCGGTTTCTGCATCATAGCTAACGGTGTCAACAGCAATTGTTCCGATATGTTTTGAGAGGTCTTGAATCTTTCTGCGAACTGAAAACTCTTTGAGTTTTTTTAGATGCGTATTAAGCAAAGTCGCTGATCTAACAGCACTCATTAAATTAACCATGAATTGCTCATTAATCTCTTTTGCTTCAAGTGAATTCGCTTTGATTAGCTCAAAGATTGTTACCTCATCAAAAGCCTCGCCTTTTGCTTGTTGTGCTTTGACATGAGTAAAAATGATTTGATGTTTCACAGCATAGAAATCAGTTGCATCGAGTTCAGATATAATTTCATCTGCTGCCTGATCAATCGTCATGAGTGTTGATAAAACACTTTGCTCAACTGGGATAGAAAATAACTCAATCATTCGTCCATCCCCTTAAATTTCTTAGCAACGCCCTTGAATTGGGTTTGCCGAGGTTGTTCAGAGATGGCTTGTTGTGGTTGCTGCATGAGTTTTTCAGTAAGTTTGAAATCACGCTTAATCCACTTCACAAAATTTGAATACATCTGAGTGTTGGTTACTGCACCAGTGTGAATTTTGCTTTCGTAGTGAGGATTGATTTCAAGCAAAATTTCTTCAGCTTGGTCTTGAGTGATTTTTGGTAATCCAGAACGCTGTAACCAAGAATTTAGAGAATGTAAATCTGGTTGCCAAATTTTTAAAACTTCATCGACTGGATTTTGTTGAGCGTCACTCTCTCTATAAATATTTCTATAAGTATTATCTATTGTGTCTTTACTAGGTAAAGTGCTAGTACTTTCCTTAGTAAAGTGGTCGTGCTTTACTAGGTAAAGTGCTGTACTAGGTGAAGTGCTTTCCTTAGTAAAGTGGTCAGCTAGTGAAACTTCATTAATTTTGTACTGATTTCCTAATTTCGGATGTGTAGAAATAACACTGATAACACCTAATGAAATTAATTCCTCAAGCCCTTTACCAACAGTTTTTGAGCTTGATTTTCTTGCTTTTGGATTGTCTTTGTGACGCTTTTCTTCTTGAATCTGCGAGTAGCTGACATAGTTAGATTCTTTGTTAAACCCGTTGATATAGCCCTCAAGCATGAAATAGACATGGCGAGCTGCATCAGATAAGAATGGATATACATCACGTCTGTACTGCCAACTTGAGCGGACATGACCTTCCTCAAACTTATCTGTCATATTGCCCTTACCTTTTGAGATTGGAATAATCTCAGCTTGTTTTAACGCACTCATCAGCCACCCCACACAAAACAAACCAAGTCAGCTTTAGCTTTTGCTACTGCTTGGGAATTTTCGAGTGTCCGATTGAGCGCATAAGCCTCAACCGCTTTTTGAAACAAACTAATCTTCCGATTTAGTTCAATGTCTGCTAATATTTGATGGTTCATTTGATTTACCTCACTGAACACGAAGCCTGACCTCAACCGTCAGGCTTTTTCTTTGTAACCAAGCTCAAAACTCATTCCAAAATCTTCAATGTCATCTTGAAAGAGATCGTCAATTGACTGCTTGCTTTCCATCCATGCCTTTGACATCACGAAAAGAGCATTCAGCTTTTCTTCGCTAATCATTCGATATTTCTTAGGCACTGTTTTGAATCCAAGAACATCCAAGAGAGCTAAACAGTTTTCAATCTCTGTCAATCCATTGGATTTCTTATCATTTTTCATTCGAGATAATGTGCTAGGGTCTAAGCCTATTTGTTCTGCAAGCTGCCCTTGATTGCTTGAGGAAAGCGCTTGCAATACCCGAGTTAATTCATTTCTCGCTCTTGCAGTTAAATCGGCTGATACTTTGCTCATGGTTGTTCCTAGGCGCTTAACGCTTGTAGATCGGCTTTAAGTTTGCCTTTGGTTTTGACTTGCAAGACTGCTTGAGTTCTAGCTGGTATGCCGTTGTGTTCCCATTTCCAAAGGGTCACAGTTGAATATCCAGTTTTTTCAGACAGCTCTTTCCGATTTTTACAATCGTGGTAAGTCATAAGGTCACTAATTTTCATGGTTACACCAAGTTAACTATGGTTAATAAACCAAATTTACCACTTGTTAACCATAGTTTCAATAGATCGTATTAACATTGGTTAATGTTTTTGGAATATTTGTTATGTCTTTACATGCTCGCATTAAGCAAAAACTTGAAGAAAAAAATTTAAGAGCAGCGGATTTAGCTAGAGCCACAAAAAAGTCTCCTGTGGCTGTAAAAAAGTGGTTGGATGGGGTTAGCGTCCCAACAGCAGACAACCTAAAAGTAATAGCTAGGTTCTTAGGTGTTAGTGATGACTGGTTATTGTATGGCGGCAAATGCGAACAAAAACTTGATAACAATATTGCTCCAGTTAGTTCGAAATTAATCCCAGTATTATCTTGGGTGCAGGCAGGTACAATGACATCGGTTGAGGCTATTGATCCTAAAAATATAAATGAATGGTTGCCACCATTAAGCGCAGATGATCCAGATGGTTGTTTTTATCTAAGAGTTGTAGGTGTTAGTAATTACCCAACCTATGCTGATGGTGATTACATCCTTGTAAACCCAAGTTACCAGGTTTGTGATTTGATCTCGGAAGATCTTGTGGTTGCGCGTAGTAATTCTGATGCAACTTTTAAAAAACTAGTAATAGAAAGTGATGATAGAAAATATTTACAAGCACTTAACCCAAATTTTCAGCCAAACATCATTGAATTTGAGGAAGGCATGGAACTTGTAGGTTTGGTGATTGATGCATTCAGACCATTAGGTGGATCACGTCCAAAAAGAGTAAGAAAAAGTTAATAAAACTGTGAACCCGACACAGTCCACTTAACAAACCATTTACAAACTAAATGATGAGCATTGCTACAATAAAGTGGTTAATGTTCTATAAATTTGGCATTATTAGCTAGATAATGGACTATCTCTCAATTTGGATTAACCAATGGATTTTATTAAAGATTATGAGCACATTAAGCTTTAGAGTGGACATGCTTGAATGGGCTGCAAACAATATTGGCTTGCACCTAGATGATGTCGTCTCTAAAGTTTCTGAATCTGAGCGTACACAAAAAAAGCTTTTAGAGGGAAAATTCTCTGTTAATCAGGCTGAAAATTTTGCAGAGATAACTAAAGTTCCTTTTGGTGTGCTTTTCTTGGATCATCCACCAATTGAAATTTATAAACCTGCAATTCCTGATTTAAGACAGAAGCAGAATGCTGAGCCTTTAAGTGATTTCTTTTATGAGGTTTTAGATGATGTCCAAAAAAAACAGGATTGGTATGTTGAATTTCTTATTGAAAATAATGCAGAAAAATTAGATTTTGTAGGGAAATTTAAAAACCAACCAAACATAAATGCAGATATTATTGCTAATGATATACGCCAAAAATTACATCTACCAATAGATCTTCACACGAGAACTAGCCGTGAAAATCATCTAAAACAATTGATAATTCGTTGTGAGAAAGCAGGCATTTTGGTTTTTAAAAATAGTATTGTTAAGTATGCAACAAAGAAAACATTAGATACTAATGAATTTCGTGGATTTGTGCTTAGTAATGAGTATGCTCCAGTTGTGTTTTTAAATGGTCAAGATATGCCCTCCGCTATGATATTTACCCTAGCCCACGAGTTGGCTCATATCTGGTTAGGTGAATCAGGCGTTGATGATTTAGATATTTATGGAAATGATCCAACAGAAGTTTTATGCAATAAAATTGCTGCTTCTGTTCTTATCTCTGAAAGTGAGTTTAATGAGGCTTGGGAAGTTTATTTTGGTGATATTTCTTGGATAGCTAATGTATTTCATGTAAGTAAACTAATGGTCTCTAGGTTAGCTTTAACTTATAACAGGATTACCTCAATAGAATATCAGGCAATCCATGACGCTGAGAAAGAGGCTTTTAGAAATAGACCAAAACAAGATGGAGCTCCTAACTTTTTAAGCCTTGTTCCTGGTAGAAATAGCCCCTTATTGACTAATGCAGTAGTAAATCAAGCTATGTCAGGCAATATGCTACTGAGAGATGCTGGAAGATTATTAAATGTCAGCCCGCAAAATATTATGAAATTGGGCGGTATGTAATGCAAACAAAATACTTATTAGATGCAAATATATTTATTGAATCGCACAATCTTCACTACCACCCATCCTTTTGTGAAAAGTTTTGGGATTGGGTTGTTGATGGACATAGAGAGGGAATTTTCTACAGCATAGATAAAATTAGAGGTGAGTTGATTCATCAAGCAAAGAGTGATGATGAATTATCAATAAGATTACGCAATCAACGAATTCCATCAGATTTCTTCATTACAAGTCTGTCAGACCCAAGAGTTGCTCAAGCTTATGCTCGTTTAATGGGCTGGTTAAATACCACCACCCATTATATGCCCAAAGCAATTCAAGAGTTCCAAGATCATAAAATTGCAGACCCTTTTCTTGTAGCAACTGCTATGGCGTATAACTATGTAATTGTTACTAAAGAAAAAGCAAATCCAGTAGCGAAAAATAGAGTTAAAATACCCGATGCTGCTACAGCAAACCATGTTCAATGCATAACCTTGCAGCAACTCCTAAGAAGACATGCACATGATGATTTCCAATTAAAACTATAAATTTTATTATTCTTATTCAACCCACCCAGTGTGGGTTTTCTTTTGTCTATTAAATCATGAATCGTAGTTAATAAAAATATTAACCTTTGTTAACTTTTGACTTGACTAATAAGTTAACCATAGTTAATATTTATCTCATCAAGACAACAAAAAGCCCTGAACTATCTTGGCAGATGCAGGGCTTTTACAACGAGGCAACTATGGAACAACTAGACAAAGCAGTTGAACTTATCAATGAAGCGAAAGCTGCGATTGATAAAAATAACACTGGCCACTGCAACACTGGCGACCGCAACACTGGCAACTGGAACACTGGCAACTGCAACACTGGCAACTGGAACACTGGCAAC